ACCAACACGAAATTGATGTTGCATGGCAGCTTTGCACAGACGCATTGCAAGCCATTCGGCAATATACTTTTAACCCCGAGGATTTTGACGCAGCGACTATTGCGGTCTTGTGCCAAGCCATTGAACTTACCGCAAAAAAGGAAATGATTTTATGCTTCAAGAAAAACGATACTATTTGAAACAACTGGAAAGTGGCCCATTGAGCCACAGAAAGATTATGAACAGGATGCTCGACAAGTTCGATGTGTCGGTGGCAACGGTCAGAAACGAATTGCTGGCTGAAGGTCTGATCGTCTTGCACAGCGTTAAGCGCATTGGCCCGACTCAGAAGATGGATTCGATATACAAGCTGACCAACAAGAAAATGATTCCCAACAATCCGCAGCCTGTCGTTTTTGATGGGTGCTGGCCCGATGGGTCGAAAAAGTCAACAGAAAATGTCTTTAACTGGAACAACGGTCAAAAAAGCATTTTCAGCAAAAAGGACATTGCCGACTCGTTGAACAAAGGCAAACCGGCAAATTACAACCCCAATCCAATTACCACTTTCTCTCGCGCTTAATTGGTGGTATAGTAATTTGAAGCCCGGATAGATGAGGAGTAGCTACCTCATTGAAAAGTGTTACCACCTCACCTTCCGGTGTCTTTTTTCAGGTGGCATTTAAAAGGTGATGACATGCGAAAGCAAATCAGCAAAAAGTTGCGCTTTGAAATTTTCAAACGTGATGGTTTTACATGCGCTTATTGCGGCGCAACTCCCCCTACAGTCGTTCTTCAAGTCGATCACATACATCCGGTTGCTAATGGCGGCGGCAATGAAATAGACAATTTGGTTACAAGTTGTCAGCCTTGCAACATTGGTAAGGGCGCAAAAAATCTTGCATCTATTCCAGAGTCTCTTTCTGAGAAAGCAAAATTTGTTGCCGAACAAGAGGCGCAAATTAAAGGTTACCAAAAAATAATTCGAGAACGTCAAGAGAGGCTGGATGCCGAAAGCCATCAAATTGCTGAAGTTTTAAGAAGCGACTGGAATCCAAACAAAGCTGACTTTATGAGCATTAAAAACTTTGTTACAAAACTTGGTTATTTTGAGGTGGAAGAAGCAGCCTTAATTGCTTCATCAAAATTTTCATACAACATAAGCAGAACTTTTAAGTATTTTTGCGGAATTTGCATTAACAAAATGAAAGGGGCGCAAAAATGAAGCGTCCATCATTTCAGTTTTACCCAAGTGATTGGCTTAGAGACACGGCGTTGCGATCATGTTCTGCTGGCGCTCGTGGTTTATGGATCGACATGATTTGTTTTATGCACGAAGGCAGTCCATACGGCTATTTGAAAGTTGGAGATAAGGTTATCCTTGCAGACAACCTTCACCGCATGGTTGGTGAAACCTTAGAAGTTGTCGAAGGATGGTTGCATGAGTTAGAGCTTGCAGGTGTATTTAATGTGGATAACGGCATAATTTGCTCAAGACGCATGATTAGAGATGAACAATTAAGGCAAAAGCGTGCAGAAGGTGGCAAATTGGGGGGCAACCCAAACTTAATAGGTAAGAGCAAGGTTAACCTTAAGGTTGAGCAAGAGGTTAAACAAATTCCAACCCCTTCATCTTCATCTTCATCTTCATTTTCTATTAAAGATATATCGCAGGGCAAGCCTGCTAAACCTAAGCGCAAGACTTCAATTTCAGATGATTTTTCTGTCAGCCAGAGAGTTAAGGATTGGGCCAAGCAAAAAGGGTTTGACAAACTTGATGAGCATCTTGATGCTTTTACTCGTAAAGCCAAAATGAATGGTTATCAATACCTTGATTGGGATTTGGCTTTCATGGAAGCCATCAGGGAAGATTGGGCAAAGATTCGTGGAAAGCAATCCTTTGCCCAACAAGCTGCCGACATTGCCAGAACCACAGTCCCTGCCCAACACACTGGTCGTGACCCTGTGCTGCTCAAAATTGACGCTGATAGACAAAATGCTGCGCCTATGCCCGAGCATATCCGCAAGCAAATCAATCAAGTTCTGAGGAAAGCATGAAGCCAACACGCCAACAAATTATTCGTGAGTTGCTGTTGAAAAACCCTCACGGCTTAACCCGGCAAGAATTGTCAGACCAATTGAGCATTCACATATCCAACGTCAAGACTGCAATCAAGGGAATGCCTGACGTTTATGTTGACCGCTGGCAAATGGGCAAACGCAAGCAATATCAAAAGGTATATTGCGCGGTGTTTGTTCCTAAAGATTGCCCACATCCAAATGATAGGGTTTACGCTAATAGCAAACCAGTCACTGTTTGGAGACAATTGCAAGCATGACACGCACCTACGCACTGAAACGCCTTCTTGAGCATGGCGAGTTGACCAGCAAAGAAATGTTGGAGATTACCGGTTGGACTTACAAGCAAGTTTGGGCAACCATCCAGCGATTGCAAGAAACAGAACTTGTTCGCAAGTACCCAAAAATGAAATGGGGTTTGGTTGCACTTAACCCGTACCCGTATGAGCAAGTTGGGTGATGGCGATAGATACCAAATAGAACTTGGTGAAGCACGAGTTCTGTTGTGTACTTATCAAGTGCTAAAGCAAAAAGTGTTGACCGAAAAGCGCATTAAATATTTGGAAAAAATATATGGTGTTGGTTCGGTGGCAAGAATCAAAATCTACATGACTCAATTACAGAACGGAGAATTGGAATGAACTGGCCTTTCCCCCCACCATCAGGTCCAACACCTTGGACACGCAAGCAAATCAAGCAGTACGCCAAGCAACAACGTGAACAAGCTGGTGAGGCTCCGCTATGACTCCTGTTGTTAAGCAAATGGTCAAAATGGTATCAATTGCAAATCTTGACCCAACTCAAATGCAATGGTTTGATGTGACAGGTGCAATTAAAGAATACATTGGTTACGACCAACGTAAATATTTATTGCATCCAGCACCATATAAAAACATGATGCTTTGCGGCTCTACAGAACAAGGCGATTTTATGCTGTCAGTATTGGCAGATAAAGTTGCTACGGTTGTTACAGGTTGGATTATTAAACCAACAGGTTATAAATCACTTGGTTCTTTTTTATTTGCTGAACATGAAGGAGAACCCAAAGTTGGCGAAGTTAATGGTCCAATTGACCGTGACGATCAATCAATGATGTGTGCCATTGTGACAATGTTTTATGCGTCATTGGACATGAAAGTGCAAGCGTATGTACCAACACCACACAAAGCCAATGCAAGTAGGCTTAAACGTGGTTTAAAGCCACTATACGATTGGCATACTATTGTCATTGAACCACCAAAGCAAAAAAATGAGTCTCAAGGTGGAACACATGCAAGTCCAAGACTTCATCAAGTTAGAGGATATTGGCGCACCTATAAATCAGGTAAACGTGGATGGGTTAAAGATTGTTGGAAAGGCGATGCAAGCAAGGGTTCTGTGTTTAAAGATTACAAACTGAAAGAGCAAAATGCGTAAAGCTGCTCGCGTAGATGCCAATCAATCTGAAATCGTGTCAACACTCAGAGCTGCTGGCGCTTATGTATGGATCATTGGGTTGCCTGTTGACCTTCTTGTTGGCTACAACAATCACACATACTTGGTTGAAATTAAAGATGGCCCTAAAAAGCGTTTAACGAAGCTACAACAGGACTTTTTTGATAATTGGACTGGTGGTACGTTGTGCCGCATTGATGGCCCTGAAGCGGCTTTACGCATGATTGGGGTTGGTAAATGATTCATTATCATGGAATGCCTATTACGCCAGCAACGGCTGCGGTGGCGGCTGTACAAGCTGGACATGGCTTTGTTTCTTTTCAGCATCCAGATCAATTGGGTGTTGCCGCTGAAGTCTGTCAATCGTTTGCTGTTGACAATGGGGCTTTTAGTGCTTGGAAAAGCGGCAACCCAAGGATTGATTGGTCAGACTTTTATGAGTGGGCATTGATGTGCAAAAAAATGCCCAACTGCGACTTTGCCGTTATTCCTGATGTCATTGATGGCACTGAAGACGATAACAATGCGCTTGTTCGTGCTTGGCCTTTGGGTAACTTCTTTGGCGCTCCTGTTTGGCATATGCACGAATCTATTAGCCGACTTTCTTGGTTGGCCCGTACATTTCACAGGGTTTGTATTGGCTCATCTGGTCAGTTTGCTGAAATTGGTAATTCTTTGTGGTGGGGGCGCATGGCAGAAGCAATGAACGCTGTCTGCCCTGATGGTTATCCAGTTTGTAAGTTGCATGGCTTGCGGATGCTTGACCCTGAAGTTTTTACAAAGTTGCCTTTTGCGTCTGCTGACAGCACTAACATTGGTCGCAACATAGGAATTGACAACAACTGGAAAAACGGCAACTATCCTCCACCAACAAAAGAAGCAAGAGCAATGGTCATGAGACAAAGAATTGAATCTCATAACGCTGCTCAAAAATGGATCAAACAACCAATTCAGGAAACACTTATATGAAAATCGCAATCGCAATTTACGCCTTGGCAATGACTGCCGCCAATTTGTCTATCTCACATTTTGGACCGTGGGTATCGCCAATTAATTCTTTTTTGTTTATCGGGCTTGATTTAGCCTTGCGTGATCTGTTGCATCAAAAACTAAAGGCATGGCAAATGGGCGGCTTGATTGTTAGCACTGGATTGCTAACATATGTGCTTAACCCTGCTGCTGGAATGATTGCAATTGCATCTGCCGTGTCATTTACTGCCGCATCTGTTATTGATTGGGCTGTATTTGCAAAACTTACTGGAACATGGATTAAACGAGCCAATGGAAGCAATATTGCTGGTGCTGCTGTAGACAGTGTTGTGTTCCCAACAATAGCTTTTGGTGTTTTGATGCCACAAATTGTTGCAATGCAATTCGCCGCAAAAGTTGCTGGAGGTGCTTTTTGGGCTTATGTGATTTCAAAGGTTCAACGTGACGCCTGACATGAAAAGCCGTGAGCAAGAAAAGCTGTATCACGCCATCATCAATCAGATTGCAAAGCAGTCAAAACTTCACGGTAGTCGTTGGTCAACTGAATCTTGGAAACGATACCTGATAGACCAATGGGCGCATGAGAACGGTGAGTCATCATCTGTCAGCAAGGTGATGCCAAGCATTGATGGTCTAAGGGTTGTTCAGCTAGGGTTGCAAAGCAGACGGTTTACCAAAGAACAAGCCATTAGCTTTACTGAGTGGCTGCTGTATTGGGCAAGCACAAATGGAGTGACGATTGAAGACCGTTGAACTTATTCACAAAGGCAAAGTCGCTGCTCTTGGTTGTGCGTTATGCCACCACCTTTATGGCGACCATGAGCCGGGTCCAGTGGAACTCCACCACCTAAGAGCAGGGGGATGGGGTAAAGGCGACTACAAAACGCTGATACCGTTATGCGTTGAACATCACCGTGGCAATAAGGGTTTTCACGGGCTTGGCAGCAAAGGCTTTGTCGAATACTATGACATCACTCAGCAAAAACTGCTTGAGTGGACACTTAACAAGATAGGACAAACATGACAAACACAATGGGCAACTTATTTGATGAAATTGAAGCCGGGTTGATTGCTCAGTTCAAAGCAATTACACCCGAGCAATTTGCAGCCGAAGAACAGCGCCGCAAAGCAGTGGCCGAATATGACGCAAAGCACACCGCCATTGAAACAGATGAGGATCGTGCAAACACTGAAGAATATCCAGTTGACGAGGACGAGCAATGAACTACACAGCAATTGCCTCGGCTATGAGGGCCGAAATTGAAAGCCCTCAACGGCTTTACATGCCCAACAGTCCCGGCGCATACGTTCGGGATAGGCTGTTCAAAGAATGCTTGTGGGAAGAAGCGGCTTACTTTTGGGGTTGCTATTGCTCACGCACATTTAACAGCCATGAGTTGAACAGCCTGTATCTTGAACTTGAGGCGCTTGCAGCAAACGAAAAAATGCCCGATTGGGGCACAAGGGGTACATGATGAGCCAAGCACAAAAAGTTTTTGAGGCCATCATGAGGACAAAGGGTCACACTGATTTCAAGACAACCAAGGGGCGTTATACAAACACCAATTTGCATGTCAGGTGGAGTTACTTCCAACTTGGTTGGGAGATGGCGAAGGTGAACACATGAGCAAAGAAGCCCTTAACCCACCAGCACAGCAAGAGCCTGTGGCAAAGCACTACGTGGACGGAGGCCATCTTGTTTATCCCACGGCACAGCGCACATGGGCTGGGCTGACGGATGAGGAGGTTGAAGAAATGTGGAAGCGAGTGGAAGCAAGCGATTTTCGTGACGTTGTACAGCCGTTTGCCCGAGCCATTGATGCCGCATTGAGGAACAAAAATGAACCGAGATGACAATCACTTGCAACTTCAATTGGCTTTAAATGAAGATTTTCTTGCAAGAAAGAAAGAATGGCTGGATTGGCACACAGCCAACCCAATGGTTTGGAAAATGTTTGAACAGTTTGCTTTTCAAGCCGTAAAGATGAATCGCAAAAAAATCAGCCACTGGCTTATTGTCAATCGCATACGTTGGGAAACGTCCATTATGACCAGTGGCAGTGAGTTCAAGATCAGCAACGATTACATCGCTTTTTACGCACGACACTGGAGAGAGACATACCCCATGCACAAAGACTTGTTTAACATCAAGCGCATGGCTGGAGAGGTTTTGTGATTGTCTTGAAAGACCAAAAAATCGCAAGGAACCCTGTTGCAAGGGCTGTGGCGGCGCAGCAATTGAAGAAACGTATGGTTGACCACAGAATCCAGCTTTTGATGCTGGACGAGGGTGTGGACGCAAAAGAGCACGTCATGCCAATATCCGACTCAATTTTTATCATGGCGTATGCCTTGCAGTTGGATGGCAAAGAAGACTCAACAGAACACAGAAAGCTACGATCTGCCATGCTGGTGCTGGTCGATTGCTCTGAGCGCAGATTTATCTGGCACAAAGCAGACGCAATCACCATTGACAACGCCATTGACATTTGCGTCAGCAACTGGACTAAAGTTCCGTCTGACACGCTGCAAGAGGCAATGAACCACATTTTGGGTACAATTCGATAAAGGAAAGC